TAAAAATCATACAGGCTACGATGAACACGGAGCTTGCTGTGAGGTTTGGTAGGAAGGTTAGGGATTTGATTGCTGATCCGATTTATGGTGAGATTTTTCCGAAGACGGATTTGAAACAGGACAGTCAGGCAGCGGGTCGTTGGGAGACGAGTGCTGGTGGTGAGTATTTTGCTGCGGGGGTTGGTGCTGCGATGACGGGTCGAGGTGCTGACTTATTAATTATTGACGACCCGCACTCGGAGCAAGATGCACTGTCCACGGTTGCTTATGACAACACATACGAGTGGTACACATCGGGTCCGAGACAGAGATTGCAACCGGGGGGAACCATTATAATTGTGCAGACGAGATGGTCGAAGAAGGATTTGACGGGTCGATTGATACAGAATATGGCGAAAGATACTATGGCGGATCAATGGGAGGTGATAGAATTTCCAGCGATATTGCCGAATGACAAACCTTTGTGGCCCGAGTTTTGGGAGACTGACGAGTTATTGAAGGTCAAGGCATCACTGTCCCCGACCAAGTGGAATGCACAATGGCAACAGAATCCGACCAGTGAAGCTGTTGCGATGATAAAAAGGGACTGGTGGCAAGTTTGGGAGAGGACTGACACACCGAGGCTGGACTATATAATTCAGAGTTATGATACTGCGTATAGTAGAAAGGAGACTGCTGACTATAGTGCGATAACGACATGGGGTGTTTTTGAGCCGAGGGAGAATGGCGATCAGCATTTAATAATGTTAGACGCACAAAAGGGTCGGTGGAGTTTTCCAGAGTTGAAGGAGATTGCGATAGATCAGAATGAATACTGGGAACCTGATGTAATGTTGATTGAGGCAAAAGCGAGTGGACAACCTTTAGCAGATGAACTAAGGTTATTAAATCTACCTGTTTCCACATTTAGTCCTGGTAGGCGAAAAGGTGGTGGGGGTATAGATAAGACGATGAGGATGCACATTGTATCGCCTATTTTCGAATCGGGAAAAGTGTGGTATCCTGATGGCGAGAAGTTTGCAGAAGATGTAATAGAAGAGGTTGCATCTTTTCCGAATGGAGATCATGATGATTATTGTGATAGTATGACGTTAGCATTGATGCGTTTTAGACAAGGTGGTTTTATAGATTTAAGAGGCGAAGAGATTCCAGAGGACTGGTATCCAAGAAGAGCAAGAGAGTATTACTGATGGCTGATGATTTAGACGATATCAAAGATTACCATGAAAACCGAAGAACGGGTTCTAAAAAGGTAAAAATTGATGGTAAGACTTATACTGGTGGTACAAAAATAAAATTAAAAGATGGCACTACGGCTCGAATGATAAATGTTTTTGGTAATCCTAATGATCCGATGATGCACATTATAAGAGACGATGGTAGTAAACAAACGATGCGTCTTTCTAATAGAGTTACAGGTAAAGGTGGAAGACCAACAAAACAAACAAAACAAGATGCACCAAAAAGAGAACCAAATCCTTTTATAAAAGTTTTTAACACAAAAGCAGATCAGATAACAAAAGATACGAAAGACGGTAAAATTAAAACATTAGCAGATTTAAAACAACATCCTTCTTATAAATCTACTTTTAGTGGTGATATAAAAAGTAAATTAGTAGGTGCTTTCAAAGCTGCAGGTGGAGATACTTCATACACACCAGTGCCAAAAAAAGAAGTTAAGAAAAAAAGTGCAGGCAGTTTTGCTCCTGAAAAACTGGCAAAAATTAAACCAGGGTCTTTTAAAGCTGCAGGAACATCGAGAGGACCAGACGGAGTTATACAAATTCAAGAACCGCTTTTGCTTGATAAAAGACAAATGGATCTTGATCGAAGAAGCATGTCTCAAAGGGCGTTTATACAAAAATACCCTGGACAAAAATATGCGTCTGGAGGTTTAGTTAACGCAAACAACGGAGCTTTTATAGAAGTGCAGAATAGATTTTCAGATAGATTATTACCCGGCAAAAAACGAACCACGAGGATATACTAATGGCAACAGAACCTAGACAAATTGCAGGAATGGTAGAATCAGCTATGGGAGCAGGTGGATCACCGATGCCTGAAGATGAAGCTCTTGATATTGAATTAGAAGAAGACATGGAAGAATTGCCAGAAGGCATTGAAATGGCTGGCGAAGAAGAAGTTGAGGTACAAGCAGAGGCTTATGATCACACAGCCAATCTTGCAGAAGTTCTTGATGATTCTGTTCTAGGAGAGCTATCTTCTGACATTCAGTCAAAGTTCCGTGAAGATGTTGAATCAAGAGAGGACTGGGAAGAAGCGATTGCAAAAGGTTTAGGTTTGCTTGGTATCAACTACGAAGACAGAAGTGAGCCGTTTATGGGTGCTAGTGGTGTAACTCATCCACTTTTATCAGAAGCAGTGACCCAGTTCCAAGCACAGGCTTACAAAGAAATGTTACCAAGTGGCGGTCCTGTAAAGACCCAGATCCTTGGTGCACCGACCAAGGTTACTGAAGATCAGGCACAGCGTGTAGAAGATTTCATGAATTATCAGCTAACCGAGGTTATGGAAGAATACGATGCTGACACAGATCAGATGTTATTTTATTTGCCGTTAACAGGTTCTACATTCAAGAAAGTTTACTTTGATGAAACAAAGCAGAGAGCCGTTTCCAAGTTTGTACCAGCCGAAGATTTAGTAGTTCCGTATTCTGCGTCTGATTTAATGACAGCAGAAAGAGTTACACATGTTGTCACAATGTCGTATAATGATGTTCGCAAACTACAAGTAGCAGGAGTATATAGAGATGTTGAAATATCTGAAGCAAGCGATGGCGAAGACGAAGGTGCTATCCAAGAGCGTGCTGACGAGTTGTTGGGATTACGTCCAAACTACTCTGACGACTCTTATACGTTACTGGAGTGTCACATTGACTTGGATCTGGAAGGTTTTGAAGACTTGGATATGGAGGGGAATCCTTCGGGGGTTATGCTCCCTTATATTGTTACCATTGATCAAAACTCTGGAAAAGTGTTATCGGTGGTTAGAAACTTTAGAGAGCAAGACTCATTAAAGAGAAAAAGACAATATTTTGTTCATTTCAAATTTTTACCGGGTTTTGGTTTTTATGGTTTCGGGTTACTGCACACAATCGGTGGATTATCTCGTGCAGCGACATCGATTCTAAGGCAGTTGATCGATGCGGGTACTTTATCTAATCTTCCAGCTGGTTTTAAGTCGAGAGGTGTTCGTATTCGTAATGATGATGAGCCTCTTAACCCTGGTGAGTTCAGAGATATCGATGTACCGGGTGGTGATCTCAAAAATTCCATCATCCCACTGCCATACAAAGAGCCATCTGCTACATTAGCGAACCTTTTGGGTGTTGTTGTTGACTCTGGAAAGCGTTTTGCACAGGTTGCTGACGCAAAAATAGCGGATGTAAACTCAAATGCACCTGTAGGAACGACTGTTGCACTCATTGAACAGGGTTCAAAGATCATTTCAAGCATACATAAGCGTTTACATTACGGACAGAAGCAAGAATTTCGCATGTTATCAGAGATTTTTAGCGAAAATCCCGTTCCGTACCCGTATTTTGTTGGAAATGTGCCTCCAGAGACCATGCAACAGGACTTTGATGGTCGTGTAGACATACTTCCAGTGTCAGATCCGAACATTTTTTCTATGGCACAGCGATTATCGCTTGCTCAAACACAATTACAGATGGCACAAGCCGCACCACAGATGCACAATCTTCGTGAGGCGTATAGAAGGATGTATGATGCGTTAGATATTAAGAATATTGACGCAATTTTGCCCGAGCCACCACAACCAACACCCATTGATCCAGCAACCGAGAACGGAAATGCACTAAAAGGTATGCCTTTACAGGCTTTCCCAGAACAGGATCATGAAGCACATGTTAGAGCACACATACCTTTCTTGGCAAATCCAGCATCACAGGCAAATCCACAAGGATTTTTGATGTTACATGCACATGTACAAGATCACATAGGCATGATGGCTCGAGATCAGGTTACAGCTTTCTTCCAAAAAGCAGCAGAAGAGGCACAAATGAAAGGCGAACCTGTTCCACAAATCAATCCTGCAGCAGTAGAAGCAGCGATTGCTCAACAAACTGGTGAGATATTGAATGAATTACTACCATCATTAGCACCAGCAACACCACCAGATCCTCTAGTTGAAATCAGGAAACAAGAACTTGAGAATGACTCAGCAGAGCTACAGCGTAAAGCAATGAATGATCAAATGAATTTTCAGATTGACGCTGCCAAATTACAACAAGCTTATGAACTTGCACAACAAAGACAACAGTTACAGTCAAACATCGCTGATGATAGAAACGATGTAAATGTTTATAGAATAAATATGGCTGCTGCAAAAAATAACAAAAAGAAGTAAATTGTGATACAAGTATATTATGGATCCTGTAACTATATCAGTAGCCGTAGGAGTGGCATCGAAAGCATTTGACGCAATCAAAAAAGGATTTGCAGTAGGTCGTGATATTGAACAAATGTCTGGAGACATCGGACGCTGGATGGGAGCCGTATCTGATGTTGATAATGCAGAAAAACAGGCAAAAAATCCTCCGTTATTTGGTAAATTATTCAAGGCTGGATCTGTAGAAGAAGCCGCTATGGCAGCTTTTGCTGCAAAAAAGAAGCTAGAAGAACAGAGATACGAGTTAAAAATGTTCTTGAATATGACTTATGGCCCACAAGCCTACGATGATCTACTCAAGATGGAAGGACAAATACGCAAAGAACGACAGCAGACAATATATAAACAACAACAGTTGAGAAGACAAATCGGTGAAGCGGTTGCTTGGTTGATGGTTGCGTTAATTGTAGGTGGGTTTGCAGTATTAGTTGCTAGTATATGGATTAAAGAAGCAAGAGCATATGAATACAAACCAAAAGATTACTCAAGACAACAAAAGGAATGGCGTAATCCAGATACAAAAAAATACACAACATGTAGACTTAAAAAAAGAATTACGTCAAAATACACACAGAAAAAAGCGTGTATTTACGAAGGTGGTAATAAAACTTTTACGATGATGATTGAAACTTGGTGTCCAAAAAAGTATAAGTGTGTGTATGATCCGAATGGATCAGAGCCAAATATAGATAAAGTTATGGATAGTTTGAGGAGTATAAAAGATTGACGGAAGAAAAGAAAAAACCAATAAACGTAAAGATTGACGAGAACAGTTTTGAGTTATCTTTAAGAATATTAAGTAATGAATTTGTTGCGATAAAGATTGGTTCTACAAATTTTTCTGGTAAGTTGATAGCAGGTGGCATTTTATTATTATTCTTTACCCTAATTTTATTAGAGGGTTTTGGTTTGAATGAGTTATTAATACAGTGAATGTAGAGACGTTTTTGAAATGGAAGATCCTCCCAAGACTGATGATGCTTGTTAGTACAATCATGTCGTGGAGATGTGCAGAATGGTTCATGGCTTTGGATGAACCAACTGCCAGTCAATCTGCTTTTGTGTCGGTTGTCATGGGCGTTATGACAGGCGTTTTTGGTATTTGGATGGGTCACGAACATAAGGGAGATACTAATGTTACAAGCATTGATAGGTCCAGTAACAGGACTACTAGATAAATTTATTCCAGACGCAGATCAGAAAGCGAAGCTTGCCCATGATATAGCCACTATGTCTGAAAAACACGCTCAAGAACTGGCACTCGCTCAAATAGATGTATTAAAAGAAGATGCCAAAGGTAACTGGTTTCAAAGCTCGTGGCGACCCCTTATTGGCTGGATTTCGGGACTCAGCCTAGGTATAAATTACATGGTAGCACCAATTTGTGCTGGATTTGGGATCATGATACCACAAGCAGATATGTCTGTGATGATGCCTTTGATGTTTGGAATGCTCGGAATTGGCGGGATGAGAAGCTATGATAAGATGAAAAAGACGGATACAAAGAAATGACAAGAATAAATTTGGAATTATTTAAATTTTTTAATAAGATAGGTAATTATTTTTATAGAAAACATGTAGAGGGAGTTAAAAAGAATAGATGATAGAGATAGTTCCAGCAAGTATTTGCCCTATACATAAAATAGCGTATACTAAAACAGAAGCAGAAGAGCCAATACCTTTTGCGGGTGTTGTGAAACTTACAACTTATAAATGTCCTATGTGTGCCATACCTGTAGAGGAGACTGAATATGAAACGAAAAGTTAAAAAAGTAATCAAAGGTTTGAAGAAAGCCTCTAAATTACATGCAAAGCAAGCAAAAACACTAACGAGTATTTTGAAGAATGGTAAAAAGAAAAGACCCTAAAGTTGGAACTGGAAAAAAACCAAAAGGTTCTGATAGACGTTTGTACACTGACGAGAACCCTAAAGACACAGTTAGAATTAAATTTGCTACTCCAGCAGATGCTAGAGCGACAGTCGCAAAAGTTAAAAGAGTTAATAAACCTTATGCAAGAAAGATCCAAATATTGACAGTTGGCGAACAAAGAGCCAAAGTAATGGGTAAGGCAAAAGTGGCTGCTATATTTAAAAAAGGTAAAGAATCTATAAGGAAAGCACATGGCAAGGGTTAACCAGTTTGCAAAAGATCTAGGAATAAACTACAATCAAGCAAAAAATTTGATTAATGAAGGTCGCAGTCGAAAAGACGGAGGTTCACAAATATTGGAGAAAACAATGAAACCAATTAAAGCAAAAGACGGTAAATACAATAAAGTGACGAAGCCTAAAAAGAAACCTAAAAATTTTAAAAAGACAGTCAATAAAATAAAGATGGAAAAAGCCATTGAGAAAGGGCAAGCCACTGTTGGCGATTTTAACGAAATGTCTGAATATGATATGAAGCAATTTCTTAAAGGCAACAAAAAAGGCACTTTTAAAGATTTAAGTGGTGACGGTGAAATAACCATGAAGGACGTTTTGATTGGTAGAGGTGTTCTTGAAAAACCTCAAGAAAAAGCAGGTGGTGGAATGCCAAAGATGCCAAAATACAGAGACGGTGGTGTTTTTAGAGGTTGTGGTGCTCAAGTCAAAGGTAAAAAATTTAAAGGAATATTTTAGTGGAATTTGATGAGAGCATATCACAAGGTGACATAGACGCTTCTAGTCTTGGAGCAGCTCAAGAGAGTTTTGGACCATCTGGTTTCTCTTCTGATTTAGGATCAGGTGATAGTGCAGAAGATTTTAACTCGTTTGTAACTGGTCTTACCCCACAACAAGCTTATACCACTGGTAGGGGTGCAAAAAGTAAAGCACTTGGGGACAACGTAAATAATCCATTTCCAGAATCTTTCTTTTCTAAGTTGTTTGGTGCAGAAAACGTAGATTATAGTAATATATTAAACACGCCTGGTGGATATACTCCAGCAGGAATAAACCAACTAAGATTTAATCAATCACAGAATCCACAAAATTTTGGAATGGGTGATTTTTATCTTGGTCAAGATACTGTTTTAGGAGAAGTAAAACCAGTTCCTAGTATGATGGGCAACATAATGAATTTCCTTCCGGGTGGAGGGATACTAAATGCTTTTATCCCACAAAAAGGTCTCCCAAAGTTTGATCCTCGCCGTATAGCAATGATAGAAGAAGAACAAAAATCTGCGAATGATCCAACGATTTTTGATAGAACATCTGATTTTGTTAAGTCTATATTGGGTCTTGACCCAAAAGACTCTGGTGCTTCTTTAGCAGCAAGTCCTACAGGGGATGGGCAGATGAGAGTTCCTGATACTAGAACTTTTGATGCTTTTGGAAACGTAACTGGTTCTAATTTAGATACACAAGATAGATTCAAAACAATAGAACAATTATCTGAGGATAGAAAAAAACAAAACGCTATAAACGCTATTTCAGATATGTTCCAAGCAAAACCTAAAGTTCAAAAGGTTGCTGATCTTGGACAAACTTTTAGGAACATTCGTGACACAACAAAAGACGTTGTGGGTCCTGATGGTGTGCCTGTATTTGGCAATGAAAATATAAGATTTAGGCTTGGCGTAGATCCAGAAAAGCAAGAACCAAAAGCTATGTTTACATATAATTTTCCAACAGTATAGTAATGTATATAACAGAATTTTTAAATAAATATAAAAAAGATTTAAATACTAGAATTAATGACATAAGTATTTCCTTGACCAGTGGAAGTGCTTCTGATATTGGTCATTATAAGGCAATGGTAGGTGAAATACAGGGATTAACCTATGCGTTGGAACAAATACAAACCCTGCTAAAAAAGGTGGATGATGAGTCTGATAGTACCTGATTACGTTCTAGCACAGAGGAACGCAAAGAAAAAAGCCGAAGAACAAGCAAAAAAGCTAAAATTAATAGAAAGAATACCACAGCCAACAGGTTGGCGAATATTAGTCATGCCATACATAGGCAAAGAAAAGACTGAAGGTGGTGTTTATGTACCAGATCCCGTAAGAGAAAGAGAAGCACGAGCCACAGTTACAGCGTATGTAGCTAAAGTCGGACCTTTGGCTTACAAGGATATCGATAAATTTGGAGAAGACGGAGCTTGGTGTAAAGAGGGCGACTGGGTTTGTATTGGTCGTTACGCTGGTTCACGATTCCAGATAGAGGGTGGGGAAGTAAGAATAATCAATGACGATGAAGTCATTGCAACCATTGTCGATCCTGACGACATCAAAACATACGGAGCTTAGTATGCAAGAAGAAAAAGATAAAGTCGAAGAAGAAATAGAAGAGGGTCAAGAAATAGAAATAGAAGAGGAGAAGGTTGAAGATGATAAACAGGAAGTTGTCGCAGATTCCAAAGCTCCAGCCGAGGAGGAGAAACAAGACGATTCAGATGCTGATGACTTGTCTGAGTATTCCGAATCTGTCAAGAAACGTATCAGCAAGCTTACGTCTAAGTTTCGAGAAGAAGAAAGACAAAGAAACGAAGCAATTAAATTTGCTGAATCTGTCAAGAAACAAAACGAAGAATTAAAAGCAAAGTTAAATAAGCTAGATACCACATATGTTGGTGAGTTTGATACAAGAGTGCAATCTCAAGCTATAGCTGCAAAAGAAGCTTATAGAAAAGCTGTTGAAGAAAATGATGTTGATGCCATGTACGAGGCACAGCAGAATATTTCAAGAATAGCTATGCAAGAAGCTGAATTAAATAAAATGAAAAAAGATAGAGAGGAACAAGCTGAAAAATTGAAAGCCAGCGAGGCTACACCAGCACAACCTGCACCAGCGGCTCCTCCTCCAAAACCAGACCCAAAAGCAGAGGATTGGGCAAAGAAAAATACATGGTTTGGTCAAGATCAAACAATGACTTATGCTGCTTTTGGACTACATAAACAATTAATTGAAGAAGAAGGGTTTGACGCAACGTCAGATGAATACTATACTGAACTGGATAACAGAATTAGATCAGAGTTTCCGCATAAATTTCAAGAAGCTCAAAAAAGATCTAATAGTCCTAGAGTCGCCTCTGCTGGGACAACGGCTTCAAAGTCGTCAACAAAGGGACGCAGAACAGTCAAATTGACTCCATCGCAAATAGCCATTGCGAAACGATTGAATGTTCCGCTTGAAGAATATGCTAAATATGTGAAGGAGTAAAAAATGGCAGAAAAAAGAACAACACGAGAAGCAGAAAGTCGTGCAAATAATACGAGGAGAAAACCTTGGCAACCTCCAGCTAAGTTGGATGCTCCCCCTGCTCCAGATGGATATGAACATCGTTGGATCAGAACTCAATTAAGAGGAGAAGACGATAAAGCAAATGTTTTTTCCAGAATGAGAGAAGGGTGGGAACCAGTTAGAGCAGACGAATATGGCTCAGAAGCTGCAAAATATCCAGTTATAGAGGAAGGTAAAAACAAAGGAATTATTGGTGTCGGTGGTTTAATGTTGGCACGAATACCCACAGAAACGGTGCAAGAGAGAACTGAATATTTTCGGGATCAGACCCGCAATCAATTGAAAGCCGTGGATGAAAACTTGATGAGGGAACAACATCCCTCGATGCCTATCACTGTTGATAGGCAAAGTCGTGTAACTTTCGGTGGGGAGAAAAAACCTTCCGAATAACTTAGAAGGAGCAATAAATGGCTAATGCAAATGTAGCTTTTGGACTCAAGCCTGTTGGAAGACATGGTTCAAGTCCAGCGACTCAAGGTACGAGTCAATACTTTATTGCTAGTGATGCTTCTGCGATTTTTCAAGGTTCACCAGTAAAAGCTGAATTGACTGGCGGAACTATTGCAATCGGCTCTGCAACTGGTAACGGAGACCAATTACTTGGTGTCTTTGCTGGATGTGAGTTTGTGGATGCAACCACTGGCAAGTTAAGGTTTAGTAATACATGGCCCGGTTCAGGATCAGCTAATACTAACTTTGACATCAAAGGGTTTGTGTATGACGATCCATCACAGAGATTTATTATCGCTGCTGATGGTGGTAACACTGACAGAGCAACTGCTAAAGTAGATATTTTCAAGACAGCTGATCTAGCTGGTGGAACTGGTGGTAACACTACTACTGGTATTTCTACTGCTAAGTTAGATATATCATCTGCTGAAAATACAGATACTTCAAATTGTGTGATGATTTTAGGCATCCATGAAGAAGTAACTAATGCTGACCACAGTGCTGCTGGTGTTTCATACATAGTTAAAATCAACAATCATGCGTTAAATTCTTCGGATGCTGACGCTACTGCATCATAAGGAGAGTGTAGTATGGCTATTTCAAGAGCACAACTCGCCAAAGAGTTAGAGCCTGGCTTGAACGCTCTCTTTGGTATGGAGTATAATAGGTATGAAGGTCAACATGCAGAAATCTTCGACACAGAGTCATCTGACCGAGCGTTTGAAGAAGAAGTGATGTTGAGTGGCTTCGGTGCAGCACCCACTAAGCAAGAGGGTTCTGGTGTCACATTTGATGATGCAAATGAAGCTTACACTTCAAGATATAACCATGAAACTGTCGCAATGGCGTTCTCAATAACAGAAGAAGCTGTAGAAGATAATCTCTACGACAAGCTTTCTGCTCGTTATACAAGAGCACTTGCCAGATCTATGGCACACACAAAGCAAGTAAAAGCTGCGAACATTTTAAATAATGCGTTTACAGCTGGTGCGAGTGCTGGTGGTGATGGTAAAGCATTGTTAGCAACAGATCATCCATTAACAAATGGTGGAACTTTCGCTAACGAGCCAACTGTAGCAGCTGATCTTAATGAGACATCTTTAGAAGATGCTTTAATTAAGATTGCAGGTTTTGTGGATGAAAGAGGATTAATAATCGCTCTAAGAGGCATGAAGTTAATTGTTCCAAGACAATTACAATTTGTCGCAGAGAGAATATTAAACTCTAATCTAAGAGTTGGAACAGCAGATAATGATGCTAATGCCATGAGACAAATGGGAATGTTGCCTCAAGGATATATCATCAATGATTATTTGACTGATACTGACGCTTTTTTCATCAAAACAGATGCACCAAATGGTCTAAAGCATTTCGAAAGAATGCCTATGGCAACAGCTATGGATCCAGATTTTGACACAGGAAACATGAGATATAAAGCAAGAGAGAGATATTCTTTCGGCTTCTCAGATCCTCGTTCACTATTTGGTTCACCAGGAGCTTAACAAAAAAAACAACTTTTTTAGGGCGACTCATTGCAGTCGCCCTTTTTTTATGTATAATAAAATTACCTTGACGAAGAATTAACTTCGACAACAGCCAAGACAAGGAGATATACATGGCTAATACAACATTCTCAGGTCCTATTAGATCTGAAAGCACACTTAAAACAATCAGTAAAGATGCAACTAGTGGAACCATTACAGAGGTAACAACTCTTGGTGGAGCACCAGTTAGTTTATCTGATGGAGATCAAACTTTAGATAACGCTACTCATAGTGGTAGAATTCTACTTGTACCAGATGGAACACAAGATAATACATACACATTACCAGCACCAATAGCTGGATCTGTGTTTAGATTTGTTTACGCTGGTGGAGCCGCTGATGCAACAGATGCTCTTATAATCACACCTGGTAACACAAACTTTTATATTGGTGGGATCACTCATTTAGACACAAATGCAGATAATGTGACTGTATTTTCAAATGGTAGTTCAAACAGTAGTGTTCAGTTAAATGTACCACAAGCATTTGATATTACGATTGTAGGAAAAGACACAACAAATTATCAAATTTTTGGTACTGTTACATCGACTACAGTTCCAGCTTTTGCCGACCAATAATAGGAGATCCTAATGGCTGATGCAGTAACATCACAAACCATAATAGATGGTGTGAAAACTGTCGTACAAAAATTTACCAATATATCCGATGGAAGTGGTGAATCAGCAGTTGCAAAAGTAGATGTAAGTGCTCTTGCCGCAGGTCCAGATGGACAAACTTGTACTGGCGTATCGATTGAAAAGATTTGGTGGCAGTGCATAGGTATGAAAACCAGACTGTTTTTTGATGCCACATCTGATGCTTTTATAATCGAATTAGGTGAAAATCAAAGTGGTTATCATGATTATAGTGGCTTTGGTGGTGTAACTAATAATGCTGGTAGTGGTAAAACTGGTGACATAGTTTTTACAACTGTTGGTCATAGTTCTGGAGATACATATACTGTAACTCTTCAGATGAGAAAGAATTATGACTAGAAAGGCAGATAAACAACCGCCTAAAACTAAAAAGTATTTCCGCTCCACTAAATCTGGAGCGGGAATGACAAAGGCAGGAGTTGCTAAATATCGTAGAGACAACCCTGGTAGTAAATTAAAAACAGCTGTTACGGGCAAAGTAAAACCCGGAAGTAAAGCTGCAAAAAGACGCAAATCATTTTGTGCAAGATCAGCAGGGCAAATGAAAAAATTTCCTAAAGCTGCAAAGAATCCTAACAGTAGATTAAGACAAGCTAGAAGAAGGTGGAAGTGCTAATGCCAAGAGGAAGACCAAAAAAATTAACCGCTGAACAAGTCATGGCTGAATTAGCAAGACATGAAAAAGAATGTGGTTTTAGATATACAAGATTAGAAGAAAAATTAGAAGACAACAAAGCTAGTCTTAAAAGTCTTGATGTAAGACTTTGGGGATTAGGTGCGTTAATAATAGGTGCTGCGATAGCAGAAAACTTTATACCATGACAATATCTCGTGGTAGCATGAGTAGGCAAATTACGAAGGCACCGGGTAAAAGGAAGTGGAGCGATGCTAGGAAGAGGAAAATCAATTGCAGAAGACCTAAAGGATTTTCTGAAAAAGCACATTGTGCCTCTAAAAAAAGGAGAAGTGGTAAGAGGTGAACCAATAAAAGACTGTCCAAAATGTATGAAGAGAGTTTATTGGTGCACATGTTGGAAAGTAATGAAAGGAAAGTATTATGCCTAAAGACGCATGTTATCATAAAGTTAAAGCACGATATAAGGTTTTTCCATCAGCGTATGCCTCGGGAGCCATTGCAAAATGTCGAAAAGTTGGTGCGGCTAATTATGGTAAAAGCAAGAAGAAAAAAGATGGCGGTCTTATGGAAGCCATTAAAAATGTTAAAGATAAACAAGCAGTTATTAAAGCATCAAATGGTAAAGCTTTTAGGAAAAGAAAAACAAACAATCCTAAAATTGCTAGAGGCTGTGGTGCTATAATGGCAAGTAAAAGAAAAGTTACAAAGCGTGCATAATGGCAGTAAGAAAGACTAAATCAGGACTAGCTTTAAAAAGATGGTTCAAGGAGGGTTGGAAAGATGTCAAAACAGGCAAGCCTTGTGGTCGTCAAAAGGGTGAGAAAAGGGGTACGCCTTATTGCCGTCCTACTAAAAGGGTATCGAAGAAAACTCCGAAAACTGCTTCGGAGATGACTTCTACTGAAAAACGTAGTAGGATAAGACAAAAGAATCGGTTGGGACAGCCAGCTGGTAAACCGAGAAGAGTAGCGTCACTAAAAAGGAAAAGGAAAAAATCATGAAAAAAGTCACTAGATTAAGACAGCCAGAGGGCGGTGTGGATATTTTCAAAAAGAAACCTATACCAAAGAAACCTAGACAGCCAGAAGGTTCTGGAATGGTTAAAAAGAAAAAGTTAGTTCAGAGACAGCCAGAAGGTTCTGGAGCACCTAAGAAGAAAAAGTTAATTCAAAGACAGCCAGAAGGTTCTGGAGTGGTTAAAAAGAAAAAGTTAGTTCAGAGACAGCCAGAAGGTTCTGGAGCACCTAAGAAGAAAAAGCTGGTTCAAAGACAGCCAGAGGGTTCTGGAGCACCTAAGAAAATAACTGGAAGAGGTGAGTTTGCTGATACGAATAGATCTAAAAAAACAAATGTAGTAAAAACAAGTGGAACTTATAAAATAAAATCTGGAGACACGCTATCTGCTATAGCTAGAAACAAAGGAACAACTGTATCCACATTAAAAAAATTAAATAACATAAAAGATGCTAACAAAATTTTTGCTGGTAGATCTTTAAAACTTCCTAGTTCTAACGGAACTAAGAAGAATATGGTAAAACTAGTAAAAACTGCGGTCAAAAAAGGTAGAGCTATGAGGGCAACAACATAAATGGCAACTTCAAACTCAAGAGATTTTGACCTAGATGTAGGTGAGATAATAGAAGAAGCTTATGAGCGTTGTGGCTTAGAGATGAGAACTGGCTACGATGCGAAAACAGCTAGACGTTCTATGAACCTCATGTTTGCTGACTGGGCAAATCGTGGACTAAATTTGTGGACTGTAACGCAAGATACTAAAGCTGTTACTTCTGGCACGGCAACTTACACCTTTGATGCTACTCATGTGGACTTGCTAGAAGTTGTTCTTAGAAACAGTAGTAACACTGACTTTACCTTAACTCAAATGAGTAGAGGTGAGTATCTTACAATCCCAAATAAAACCGCTACAGGTCAACCTAGTCAATATTTCTTTGATAGACAAGTAACACCCACGATAACTTTGTGGTCTACTCCAGATGCTTCTTACACTCTTGTTTACTATTATGTAAGACGTATTCAAGATGCAGATGCTTTGATAAATACAACAGACGCACCTTTTAGATTTTTACCATGTGCTGTTGCAGGACTTGCTTACTATTTAGCAATGAAACGAGCACCAGAGAGAGTTCAATTATTAAAAGCTGTGTACGAAGAAGAGTTTCAAAGAGCAGCGGCTGAAGATGCTAATAGCACTCCTTTGAAGTTAACTCCAAGAATGGATTACTTGAGGTATTAAATGGCTAGGTATGCAAGTGGTAAAAGATCATGGGGGTATTCAGATCGCTCTGGGTTTCGTTATCGTTTGCGTGATATGATAAAAGAATGGAATGGTTTAAAAGTTGGTAGAGATGAATATGAAGCTAAACATCCACAACTAGAACCAAACTATCCTGGACCAGATCCAACAGCTTTGTTTGAGCCAAGACCAGATAGAAGAACAGAAGTGACCGTAGAGAATCTTCTTGGTCTAAATCCATTTTTATCCACAGCCAGTAGTGCGTCTATCACAGTTATAGAACCATCACATGGCAGATCAACAAGTGATACTGTTAGATTCAGAGATGCAGAGGGTTTTGATGGATTTACAGCAACTGTTTTGAATAATTCATCTGGTTATGCTATAACCAAAGTAGATGATAACACATATACTTTTTCTGCTAGTAGTGGCACAGCGACTACAGGTGGACTAAGAGGTGGTGGTGGTAGAGTTACTGCTGGCCCAGTTACATTGGGGACATAAATGAGTTTTACAAAAGCGACATTAACAACGGCAATACAAGATTATACTGATAATTCAGAAACAACTTTTGTAAACAATATACCTAACTTTATAAAAGCCGCTGAAGAAAAAATATTAAAAAGCGTAGATTTAGATTATTTTAGAAAAAATGTGACAAGTGCGTTAACATCATCAGATGCTTTTCTTACAGTACCTTCTGATTATTTAGCATCATTTTCTTTGCAGATAACAACATCTGGATCTGAAAGTTTTATACTACAAAAAGATGTAAATTTTATTAGAGAATACACTCCAGCTTCTTCAACAACTGGACTACCAAAATATTTTGCTAGGTTTGATGAGAATAATTTTATATTAGCACCCACACCAGATAGTAACTATACAATAGAGTTACACTATTTTTACAGACCTGATAGTTTAACAGCAGGTTCTGACAGTGGTACAACATGGGTTAGCACCAATGCACCTTTTGCTTTACTTTACGGATCTCTTGTAGAGGCTTATACTTTTATGAAAGGTGAGCCAGATGTGATACAAAACTATAATGGCTTGTATGGACAATACTTAGAGAGATTAAAAGATCTTGGAGAGGCAAGAGAAAACACAGATGGTTATAGAGTTGGTCTGCCATCGAGACCAAGAACATAGGAGTAGAAAATGGCAACAGCAAATGCAGCAACCACCTTTTTAGAAAATAGAATTTTAAGTCTTATTTTCAAAAATAACGCAGCATCATTTAGTTCACCTGGAGATAATATCTTTGTTGGATTAGCCACGGCAGTATCGAACTTTAATGATTCAACTGGTGAATCTGGAGATCCTACAATAACAGAAGCAACCTTTACTAATTATGCAAGACAGCAAGTTGCAGCTTCTGGATGGACATTAACAACAGAATCTGCAAATACACAAAGTTGCACTAATGCAGCTAACATAGAATTTCCAGCATCTGGAGGCACAAACAACACAATTACTCATGTTTTTGTAGCAACTCATGTGAGTAACTCATTAGATGTTGTAGGCTCTGGTGGTAATGTCCTATTTATAGGAGCATTAGATGCAAGTAAGGCTATAGCAAGTGGTGATATATTTAGAATAAATGCTGGTAACTTAACAATAGAGTTGAAGTAATGGCTTTAGTATTAAACGACAGAGTAAAAGAAACTACAACCACAACTGGTACTGGCACATTTACTTTAGCTGGTGCAGTAACTGGTTTTGAAACTTTTGCTGCTGGAGTTGGAAACAGTAATACAACATATTACGCAGTTACTTTGCCAGGTTCCTCAGAGTTTGAGGTTGGATTAGGCACACTAAGTGGTGACTCTAGTACAATAGCAAGAACAACAGTTATAAGCAGTTCCAATAGTGATAATGCAGTAAACTTTAGTGCAGGCACAAAGACAATCTTTTGTACAATACCTGCCTCCAAATCAGTGTTTTTAGATGCTAGTGGTAATGCTACATTAGGAGCGGATTTATCTGTAGGTGATGATCTTACTGTTAACGGAGGTGTGATAGAGCTTAGAAGTAATAGTGGCAGTGTAGGTCAAGTAAAATTATACTGTGAAGTCAGCAATAATCACGCACAAACTATATCTCCTCAACCACATAGTCAGGCAGCTACAAATACTTTAACTTTGCCAGGTGGCAGTACCATAGGTAATTCAGATGCAACTCTTGTTTCTGATACTGGAACTCAAACACTAACAAATAAAACTATAAATGCTTCTCAATTATCTGGAACTGTAGCAAACGCAAGATTGGATGCAGAGTTACAAGCATTAGCTGGTTTAACATCAGCCGCAGATAAAGGCATACAATTTACTGGGTCTGGTACTGCATCAACATACGACTTAACAACAGCAGGTAAAGCATTACTTGACGATGCAGATGCTGCTGCTCAAAGAACAACATTAGGGTTAGGCACAGCCGCAGTTGCAGCTACTGGTATATCAAACACAAATGTACCTGTGTTTACATCAGGTGTAGCTGATAATGATTTCTTGCGTGTAGATGGAACATCGATAGAGGGTAGAAGTGCATCTGAAGTATTAAGTGATATTGGTGGTCAAGCATCTTTAACTTTTGGTATATCAAATACTAATGCAGTCAAGATAGATAGTGCAAGTGTAGCAGATGATGAGTTTGCAAGATTTACTGCAAATGGTTTAGAGAGCAGAAGTGCATCAGAGGTGCTATCAGATATAGGTGCAACAAGTGCTACAGATGCAGCGAACGAAGCCACCGCCTTGGCGATAGCGCTTGGGTGATTAGGAGATAAAAAATGGCAAATACTTTTAAATTATCAAGCAAAGCAGGAGTAACGAGTGCAGATGTAATCTACACAGTAGCTAGTAGCACAACAACCATAATACTGGGTTTGATATTAGGAAACACAACAACTAGTCAAGTTACTGCAACTGTAACATTAACATCTGATACTGGTAATAGAACAAATGCTAATGATGAAGTAAATCAACCAGTAGAGCTTATTACCAATGCACCCATTCCAGCAGGATCATCATTGGAGCTTTTGGCGGGTAACAAAGTTGTATTGGAAACAACAGACAGCATATCAGTATCTGCAACAGGTGCAACAGACGTTGCCTTATCTTACATGGAGATTACATAATGCCTTTTGTTGGTAAATCACCAGTTACAACTTTTGAGGCTACAACTGCCGTACAAAGATTTAATGGCGATAACTCAGATACTACATTTACATTAAACAGAACTGTAAGTTCAGTACAAGATGTACTTGTATCTGTAGATGGTGTTGTACAAGACACATCAGCATATACAATACCAGATGGCACAACCTTGACATTTACTGCTGCACCTAGTTCTGGAACTGCAAATATATTTGTAAACTTTTTAGCACCACAAACTGGTACAGTTACACCAGCCGCAGAGAACAAAGGTAATTTTAAAGCAGGTGGTTTGTTTAGAACTAATGCACAAAACCTAACTGCTAACACTACAATACTAGCCACAGAAAATGCACAGGTTACTGGTACATTTACAATAGATAGTGGCGTTACTTTGACTGTTAATAGTGGTGGAAGGTTGGTGATATCGTGAGTACAATTAAAGTAGATGCAATACAAGGAACTAGTGGAGCTTCCACAGCCATTACATTAAGTGGTGGTGTTGTTACATTTAGCCAAACCCCAGTTGGTGCATTTATTGCTGAAGCTGATATGTTTAGATTTACTTCTAATCTAATAAATACTGGTGATGCTATTATGACAGGAGGTTTTGAAAGAGTAGATGATGCAACTTTTGCTAAAATAGGAACAGGTATGACAGAAAGCTCAGGTGCTTTTACTTTTCCAAGAACAGGTTTATATCGTGTGGCAGTGTCTGCTCATTTATATATACCTGATGGTAATGATGGTGCAGTGGGAGTAAACATAAAGGTTTCAAGTAATAGTGGTTCAAGTTACGACACTGTAGCAGTAGCATGGGCAGGTAATAATGATGGTACTGCTCAATGGTATGGAACACACCCTTGCGAAGCATTTGTCAATGTTACTAATGCAAGTACTTTTAGAGTTGCATTTTTTGCTAATAGCAGTTCAGACTCTTACATTGTTGGTGATACTGACAGAAACCAAACTTCTTTTAGTTTTATTAGATTAGGAGAAAGTCAATGAGTTTTAGAGATTACTTTCAAGAAGCATTGCTTAGTTTTAACGGTGGTAATTGGTACACTTGGAAAACACATGATGATGATGGAAATAAAATACCTAATTCAGAACGTATGCAATATAAATGGATTAAGATTGTAAAAGATGGTGCAACGATGCCAAGTGAAGCAGATGTAAATGCAAAGGTAAAAGAATTAAAAGATGCAGAAACTGCAAAAGTTAATAGTAAAACATCAGCGATAGCCAAGCTAAAAAAGTTAGGTTTGACTGATGATGAGATAAAAGCACTAAGGCTATAAAATGAGTGAAGTAATACTAGACACAATCACAGGCAAGTCCACTGCAACAACCATAACCATTGGCTCAACACCTGTAGTTAGTGCAAGTGCCAACTCTATGACTATTAGAGGTGAGGGTTCAGCACAGACAAGTATACAGCAAGGGTTGGCTAAGATGTGGGCATTAGGCAATGAAGGTTCTGGTAGTTTAGATAGTTTTAATAATAGTGGTACAACTGATAACGGAACTGGCGATTATACAAAAGCATTTACAAATAGTTTCTCAAGCGACAACATAGCCTGTGTGGGTACAAGTGCAGGAGATAATACTAGAAACTATATTGATACTCAAACTAGAGCAACAGGGTCAATACAAATTAGGGCACAAGACCAAAGTGCTTCTGCACAAGATTCAAGAATAGCTATGGGTATTTGGGGAGACCTAGCATAATGGCAAACGGAACAATAGCATTTGATACATTACAGACAAGTGGACAGATAAGTGGTACAGCTAGGTCTTTAGATACAGATTTTGTTGTGAGTGGTAGTGCAAAGGCATGGATGAGATGGGATATGTCTGCGTCTACTTTAGAAGGAAGTTTTAATGTTAGTGGATTTACAGACGTTTCAACAGGGATTAGTCAATTTAATTATTCTTCAAATTTAGCTGATGGCAACTATGCAATAGCAGGTATTGCAGGAGAAAAATCTGGAGGTGGTAATAGAGCATTAGGAGTAAATGGTAATTCAAGTGTTCCAACGACAGCTTTAATAAGATTTTACTCTTTTACTTCATCTTGGGGTGCATCTGACTTAGACCTTAATGGTGCTAACATAAGTGGAGATATGGCATGACAATAAAAACACCAGAATTTCAAGGCACACATCTTTGGGATAGATTGTGTTGGGCAAAAGAAAAACTAGAGCCTTACAGAACAGAATATTGTGTTGTATGGGAAGACCCAGAGACACCTGATGAACCTGCAAAGGTTACACACCCTGATCCTAATTGGATGGCTTGTGCATTGCAGGGTGGTATTTTACCTCCCGTTGAGGCATACTGGGAGTTAAAGAAGGATGAGGCAAAACCAGACTTTGTAAAACATACAAGAGGGTATTTGCTTCACAACACAAAGCCTATTGAGGCAATGACAGAAGAAAGAGCTATAGAGTATTTAATTATGAAAGATCTTCCACAAAGAGTGTGGAAAGATTATAATAAAGCAAATAAACCAAGAATGGTTATATGCAGAAAGAATCAACTTCCTAGCACAAGAGTATGGCGAAATGCTTGGAAGATTAACGAAGAACTAACCATACAGAAAGATGAGGTGGCTTAAATGGCAACAACAAACATAGTAGATAAAGATGGCAACACCATTGCAGCATCAGACGCAACAGTGCCATCAGATAGACATTTCAGAGGTGCTTGGACATTATCTGGCAAAACAATAACAGAAGATCTAGCTGAATCTAAAAAGATTTTTCAAGATAAGATTAGAGAAGTTAGAGCTCCTTTGTTAGCTGAAGAAGATGTAGTTTATATGAAAGCATTAGAAGCTGGAGATAGTTCTGCACAAGCAGCTAGTGTCACTAAGAAAAAAGCATTAAGAGATGCACCTGCCGCACAAGCAATCACAGATGCAGACACTATTGCAAAGCTAAAGGCTGCTTGGGATACAAGCACATTAGGTGACAGTCCATACGCATAGGAGTAAGTAATGGCTTTAACTCAAATAACTGGTGATGGATTAGCGACAAGTGGACTACCTGCAGGTACTGTGTTGCAAGTTGTACAAGTCTCAAAAACCGATACGTTTTCTACGAATAGCACATCATATACTGATGTAACTGGATTATCATTATCTATAACACCTAGTTCTAGTTCTAATAAAATACTATTTATAGCAGATTTAAGTGTTGGTGGTACTGATGGTGCAGATGATAACCATGTATTTGTTCAAATGGTTAGAGGTTCTACTGCACTCAACATTGGTGATGCAAGGGGAAGCCATAGAAAAAGAGGAACTCATGTTATTAATAATGGTTTAGCTGGACAAATGTTTCATTGTAGCAGTTGTTTTTTAGATTCCCCAAGCACAACAAGTGCAACTACTTATAAAATACAAATGTTAACAACTGCAGGTTCAGAAACTGGTTGTATCAATCGTTCTGGTAGAGATTCGGACTCAAGTGCAGGACATGATGGTAACGCTTCATCAACAATAACAGCTATGGAGATTGCAGGGTGACCGATATAGCAAAGTCAATATTAGCTATTAATTCAAAAGCACAATTTTCTGTTAATGCAGAAGATGTAAAACAAATTACATGGCATAATAACACAACACCTGTAGCTGAAGCAGATATTCTTGCAAAACAAAAAGAATTACAAACTGCATATGATAATGTTAAATATCAAAGAGACAGAGTAGAAGCCTATCCATCTATAGCAGACCAATTAGATGATTTATATCATAATGGCATTGATGGTTGGAAAACAACAATCAAAGCAGTCAAAGACAAATATCCGAAAGGTTAAACAATGCCATACATAGGTCGCTCAGAAAATTTTGGTGTAAGAAGTAGGTTTCAGTATCAAGCCACAGCTGGACAAACTAGCTTTAGTGGATCAGATGCCAACTCACTATCACTAAGTTACACTGATAGTCTGTACATGGATGTATATCAAAATGGTGTGTTGTTAGTGCCGGGTGACGACTACACGGCAACAACTGGTACAACTGTTGTACTAGTCCAAGTAGCAAGTTTGAACGATATAGTAGAAATGGTCGTATATGATACTTTTTCTGTAGCAGATAGTTATACAAAATCAGAAGCGGATACGAGATATCCTTTCAAGGGTAATAATAGTATTATAAGATTAAACGGACAGACAATAAGTGCAGACATTACAATAGACAGTGATGAGAATGGTGTAAGTGCAGGTCCTATAACACAGTCGGCAACAGTTACTGTTAATGGATATTGGAGTATCGTATGACTAGTCAATTAAATGTAGACACCATTGTAGATAAAGCAGGGTCAGGTGGGTCAAATGTTAAGATGGCTAATACCTCTACTTATGTAGGTGAAGGTGGTGGTAGCACACAGAATACTGTGCAAGGATTAATTAAATCGTGGGTTTTAGCAAGTAATGCAGCATCACCTACAGATTCATTTAATGTAAGTGGTGGAACTGATAATGGCACAGGTCATTATACTTATGCTTTTTCAACAAACATGGGCAATACAAATTATTCAGTAGCTGCAGGAACAGCAGGTGGGTCTACTTTTTTTGGTTTTAATCTTTCTGGTAGTTCAGCTACAGGAAATCATACAAATAAAATTGCTACGGATGGTGGTAGTTTGACGGATGATATAAATATATCTCATGTAGCAGGAGACTTAGCATAATGGCTAGTGAACTTAAAGTAGATAAATTTACAGGTGTAACCACAGCAGGTTCTATACTTGTTACAGGTGAAGGCAATAGTACAACAACTAATCTGCAACAAGGGTTAGCGAAGGCTTGGAGTTTTGTAAATCAAAATGATGGTTCTCCTGCATTTGCCGATTCATTTAATTGTTCAAGTCTTGCTGATGAAGCTACTGGCAGAACATTTAATAATCTTACTAATAATATGAGTAGTGCAAATTTTGCCACAGGTGGTAAAGTAACAGCAATTAACATTTCTTGTGTAGAAACTTATAGAACATTTGGAGTAAGATACAGAGCTTTTAATTCAAGTTTTAGTGAAACTGATTTAGATTCAAATACTTTGTCAATACACGGAGACCTCGCATAATGGCTAGTATATTAAGAGTAAACACATTAACAGATGCAAGTAGTAATAATTCTATTGCTACGAGTTTTATAGCAGGTGGTAGTGCTAAAGTTTGGTGTAAATTAACTGGTGCAGCACAGACAATCAATGATAGCTTTAATTTAAGTTCACGCACAGACCAAGGAGTAGGTCAAACAGAGTTAACTTTTTCATCAGCTTTTGGTAGTGTGCATTTCTCAAAGACAGCAACAGCAGATTTTGATTCTAGTGTTGATAATGGTCTTCATGCCTATGGTTCAGATGGTCAATCTAGTAGTGCAACACCTACCACAACAAAAACAAGGATAGATATATTAGAATATAACTCAACAAATGATGGTGATTCTGGTTATCTTTGTGCAACTATTCATGGAGACCTAGCATGACCAGAGCAGCAGAAATAGCAAAGATGGGTGAAGTCCTAACCAATAGTCAGATTGGTGGGCGAAGGAATATTATTATCAATGGTGCGATGCAAGTGGCTCAGAGAGGTACATCAAGCACAGGTATTGGTGGGTCAGCAGGATATTTTACTTTAGATAGATGGCAAATAAGTCCAAATGGAACAGATGGCAGACTTACGATGACACAAGACAGCTCTGCTCCTAGTGGTTTTGCAAACAGTACCAAATTAGCCTGTACCACTGCTGATACATCTATTGCAGCAGGCGAGTTTTTAACTTTTACACAAAAAATAGAAGGACAAGACTTACAAGCATTTGCAAAAGGAACATCAGATGCAAAAACATTTGCTGTATCGTTTTATGTTAAAGGCAACGCTAATGTTACATATGTGGCAGAACTTATGGATAATGACAATAGCAATAGACATGTTAGTAAAAGTTTCAGTGTTACAACAGATTGGACAAGAGTGGAATTGAGTTTTCCTGCTGACACAACAGGAGCATTTGATGATGATAATGCTGACAGCATGGTATTGAATATATGGTTACACGCTGGTACAAACTTCACATCAGGTTCATTACAAACTACATGGGGAGCGTTATCACAAACAAGTAGAGCTGTTGGTATATCTTCTTTTTTTTCAAGCACATCAAATACTTTTTTCATTACTGGAGTCCAACTAGAAGTTGGAAAAACCACACCATTTGAGCATAGGTCATTTGGGGAAGAACTAAATTTAGCAAGACGTTATTATTATCAACCAGATTTAGCATTAAGAATGATAAGTATGCTTTTAAGACCTGACAATAAAAGACAGTTTCAACATTTTTTTCCAGTGCAAATGAGAGCAGACCCAACTGCCACCACAACTTATGATGCTGATGGTAGTAGTGCTACATTAACTAGTCCTATAGTGAGCAAAGATCAATTTAGAGCAAGGACAGATGCTCTTAACGCCACAACTCAAGACCCTAGATTAACTGCATTTAAAATGGATGCAGAGTTATAGGAGATATTATGAATATTACAAAAGCTAAATATTATTTAGATGAAGATGGTAATGCTAATCAAGGAATAGATGTTACTATAGATGGACAAGAAATGTCTGTACCACTAGACCCTGCTAACAGACACTACCAAGCAATCCAAGAATGGGTAGCTGAAGGCAACAAGATAGAGGATGCTGATTAATGTTAGGTCACGCTGCCATAGCAGAAACTGCTCTTGCTGATGTAGGTGGCGTATTACAAGTAGCAACAGCGGAGATGAACGCTCTTGCTTCAAGCTCTAGCATAGGATCTGGAACACTTGTTGGTATTTCATCTATTGATGGTAACTTTACACAAACAACTGCTGGTATATTTATAACTGGTAGTGTAAATGCAGAAGTTAGTTCTAGTTTTACACAAACCACAGAAGACATTAAGGTAGTAAACTTTACTGATGTAACCATGAGTAGTGCGTTTACACAGACAGCAGATGGTATCGCTGTACTTGGAGGAATATCTTCTCAAGATTTGAATTTTACAAAAACATCATCTGGAGATATACTGTTTGTAAACGTAGTGACTGATGCCACAACAGAAACTTTTACAGAAATAACTCCAAGTGGCACAGAAACATATACAGAGATTACGCCTAGTGGCACAGAGACATATACAGAAATAGTGAGGTAAGCATGGCAAGTACATATACATCAAATCTAGGAGTAGAAAAGATAGGTGCTGGTGAACAAGCTGGTACTTGGGGCAATACTACAAACAACAATCTAGACATAATAGACAGAGCTATAAATGGTGTGGGTGCTATCACATTATCTGGTACAAGTCACACATTAACAACTAGCGATGGCACATTGTCAGATGGTGGTTTTAAAGTTCTTGTTTTAGGTGGATCTCCATCTGGCACAAACACAATAACAATATCTCCTAACGATCAAGATAAAGTTTACATAGTACAAAATGGCACAAGTCAGACTGCTACCTTTACACAAGGCTCTGGTGGTAATGTATCTGTGCCTGCTGGATCAAAGAAAATTATATTTGCAGATGGTGCAGGATCTGGTGCAGCCGTAACTGATGTAACAGACGCACTTGATGTGGCAACACTAAGGTTAGGTGGCACTGCGATAACATCTACAGCAGCCGAACTTAATCTTATGGATGGTGGCACAAGTGCTGGAACAACAGCCGTTGCAGCAGGTGATGGTATTGTAACCAACGATGGTGGTACAATGAGACAGACCACTGCTGCTACCTTTTCTACATATTTCAATGCCAATCTTGTGTCAGTGCCAAGTGCCATAACATCATCTTCTGCTACGCTTACACCATCGTCTGCACAATCTATTTATCAAAAGGTCGATACATCCAGTAACAACGTAGCATTAACTTTAGCAATAGGCAGTTTGGCGATAGGTCAGTATATAATTGTAGATAAGACAAGTTCATCTAATACATTAACTTTGAGTTATCCATCTAACTCACAAGGTGTAAGTCTTGGTAACTCGGCATCTTTTGCAATAGCAATAAATCAAAATGGAAGTATATTTACTTTTGTGGAATCAATTAAGTTTTAGGTGATACATGGCAATACCATTAATATCAAATGTAGGATTTACTGAAGTAGACTCAAGTGGTAGTCTGAACACTAAAGCTGGTGATAAGACAAAACTACCTATACAGTTTTTTAGATTATCTGGAGCAATAACTGGTGCTTTGACTCTTGATAATAACTCTGCACATAAAAAAATAATACTTGATACGAATGGCAATAACATAACAAATTCTAGTGGATCACCTTTGACAACAAACTCCAGTACAACGCTTGAATTAAAAGGCAGTGGTAATGTTCAATCTACTTTAAAGACATTTACAAGTTCAGAAAGTAGCACCAGCAATACTGGCACAACAACTATAAGCGAAGCAGATAATTCAACTGTAGTTGTAACATCAGTTGCTAGAGATGCAGACATATCTTTAACAGATGGAGTTAGTGTAGCTTCTGGTTTTTCAGGTTCTTTTTCCACATCTGATACTGTTTACTTACCGAATACAGAACTGCTTACACATCCTGCTAATCCAGGTGGTAATACTGGGTCTTTAAATTCAACAGCGGCAGCAGCGGCATCTGCAATGATTTCTATTGTAGGTAGTAATTTTGAAAATATTACCACAGGTTTTTCTATAACAATAGCCAGTTCAACTTACGGTATAAGTTCAACAACATTAACTTCTCCTACTAGCACAACATCTAACACTAGAGTTTTTAAAATAGGTGCGTCATCCGATAGCTTTGGAACCTTTAACATTGGTGTAAAGTTTGTTAAACGTAGTAGCACAGATATGAGAATAGAGACTATTACAGATCCTAGTAGCGGAGGGGGTAGAGCCGCACCATCGGTTTCAAATATAAGAATACCAAATAACACAGTATCAGGTGGCGGTAGAACAATAGCCTTTACAAACAATTTATCTATATCATGTGTGTTAACTGGTGCAAATCCTTTTGACTCTGTAACAGTTGCTGCTGGTGCAACAAACACACAAACAAGATCCACGACTGACGGATCATTTAGTTTAACTGGTACTATATCTGGTAATGATGGTAGTAGTAGACCTTTTGCTTTGAAAGACATGAATGATGGGAGTGGCAGTGTTGATGAAACTGCTTATACTGGAACTAAATCAGTGAGTGCGTTCTGATGCCTATGACAGCTTTAAAATTTAAACCTGGTGTTGTATCTGATATTACATCTTATAGTAATGAAGGTGGTTTTGTTGATGGTGATAAAGTAAGATTTAGGTTTGGTTTTCCAGAAAAATTTGGTGGTTGGGAAAGAGTTACATCTAATACTTATGAAGGATCTGCAAGACGGCTACATAACTGGGTAGCTTTGGATGGATCTGATTTTTTAGGTGTTGGCACACATCTCAAATATTACATCGAAGAGGGTCAGACTTTTAACGATATTACACCAATTAGAAATACTACAGGTGCAGGTGATGTAACCTTTTCTGCTACAAACGGATCTACAACTATAACCGTTACAGATCCAGCACATGGTGCAAATGAAAAGGATTTTGTAACATTTTCTGGTGCAGCTAGTTTGGGTGGCACAATAACTGCTACTGTACTTAATGCAGAGTTTCAGATAACAAAGCTAATAAGTTCTAATGCTTACGAGATTACATCAAGCGTGGCAGCTAACTCATCTGATACTGGTAATGGTGGTAGTAGTATTGTAGGTGCGTATCAAATAAATGTTGGATTAGATGTAACAGTTGGAGGAACTGGTTTCGGTGCTGGTCAGTGGAGTGGTACAACATCTGGTGCTTTAGCAA